GGGGATGACTTCGCCTTCAACGGACTCGATCTCTTCGAGCTCATTCTTGTGGTCGTTGTAATCACCCTTAGTCTCTGGCATAAGCACTTCTGCCTGGCCCTTATTCTTGCGAATGTATTGACAGGCTTTGGTCGCCTCCTTCTCACCTGTTTGACTGTCGTCATTATCGGCGACGAACACATGCTTGCGGTCAGCGAAGAACTCAAACATGACTTCTGCGACAGGTGTTAGGTTGTAAGCATCAAACGCCACGATAACTGGCTGTGAGTAGTCAGCGTATATGGATGCCGCTGTGGCATATCCCTCGGCGTAGTTAAGTATGTCTGAACTTTTAAGGATCTCCGATCCAAGAATAAAAAAGCTACCGCTTTTTTTAGAACCAGTAAGAAAACGTTTGCCTCCGTGTTCATCTATGTATTGGATCCCCACAATTGTCATTTGCTTGTCGTACAGCGGGATCATTAGGTTATTGTGCTCGTCCATTCTAAGGCCGTAGGAGAGGACTTTCTTGTTCTCTAGGTAAGGGTGTTTCTCACAGGGTGTGGCTTTCTCCCAGAGGCTCTGAGCGCGTTTGGCAGAGCGTGAATACTTCTCGGCCTGTTTGACCTCTGCTTGTTTCTGGAGCTCGGCTATCTCTTCTTTTTGTTTCTTGGTTATCCGTCTACGTTGTGAGTTCTCGGGTTTCCAGATAGCCGTGGGTTGGTCAGCTGAGACACGATAGTCACCCAATCGGCCAAACGGCACCGACTGATCGGTCCACAACTGATACCAACCCACCAACTTTCTTTGACCACCGACATTTATATATGCCCGACCAATAGACCCGTCGGTGATCAAACCCTTTTTTGGGTCTGGTTCCAATCCATGTTCAGCCAGAAATTGACTAAACTGGTATTGATAATCTGTTGTAAAAGGTGTGTTAAAATTCTTTGGTTTGCTCGGTCGGGTTATCTTTAGTGCCACAAATATTTTCCTATTGGTCTTGCTTTATATATAAAAGTGTATACAATCCTATATTAATTTATCTAAATAAGCAAACACATTATAGGAGAAAATTATGAGCTTAACTGTAAATGCGTCTGGAGGCGGAGAGGATTTTCCAAAACTGCAACCAGGTAAATATGAAGGGACTTGTTTCAGAATCGTAGATCTTGGAACCAGTGAACAAGAATACAAGGGCCAGGTTAGTAAGAAAAAAAGAATACGCCTGGACTTTGAAATCACCAAAGCTGTAGATCCAGCCGACAACGAAATCGTCATGCAAGACGAAAGACCTTTTGGTGTTGGTAAGACTTACACTGCATCTTTATTCGAGGCCGCAACGCTGAGAAAAGATTTAGAAAACTGGAGAGATAAAACTTTTACCGAAGAAGAACTCGAAGGTTTTGATGTTGGTGTCCTGGTGGGAATGACAGCCAGAATAGAAGTTGGCCATACCGCACCAAGCGATTATGGTCCTGGTGGCAACGCCAAGATCCTCAAACTATCACGTCCAGATGGCGGCGTGCAAAAAGTAGCGACCGTGAATCCACAAACAACTTTCGACATTGAAGATTATTGTGACGAATTCAATGGCAACATGGGTGAGAAGTCCAAGGCCATGGTAGACATCTACGATCAACTGCCAACCTATCTTCAGATGGAAATTGAAAAAAGTTTTGAATATCAAGCCGCTGTAGAAGATGGTGAGAAAGTAGAAACCAAACCTGCTGAACCTGGACTGGCTGATCTGGCCAAACCAGACGAGGATAAAGACGACGAACCTAACATACCGTTTTAGCATCTAAAGTGCTAAGTGGGTGGCTTAACCTTCCAATTCACACAAGCCACCCACACCTTTTAAGGAGAAGTTATGGAAAATAAAGTTAATTACAGGTTTAATGAAGGGAATTTAATCCAGGAGCTTAAGGATTATATTGACTCCACTTACAGTGGACATTATTCCAAAAACAAATTTCAATCCACAGAATTTATATCAGACTGCGGTCACGGCATAGGTTTTTCCATCGGCAACATACTTAAGTATGCACAACGATATGGGCGCAAAGGTCATCAAGCAGATCACCGCAAAGATCTTATGAAAGTTTTGCATTATGCAATTATTGCACTAAGCGAACATGATAGAACCACAGAAGAAGATCTATGGACCATCGAACAGGTTGAGGCCGACGCAGAAAATAAACCCATAGAATTTTGACCGACATTCATTACAACGTTTTTTCTTTGCCAGCGGCCCTTATGGTCGAACACGATATGTCAGACAAAATGGTTGATGATCTGAACAATCACTTGGACAAATTAAGAGAAGATAAAAACAAAAAATCTGCTGGCGATAAATTGATTGGCCAGATACATCAAGGCGAACAATTAATAATTGACTTTACCAAACCAGAAGTTCTTGAGTTTAGACAAGTGGTAGAAAATTTAGGCGTTAGTTACATTAGACATTTTGTTGAGTTTACCAAATCCCAAATACATCCCAAAAAAATAGAAATGGATCAGCTTTGGTCGGTGCATAGCTACGAGGGTGACTACAATCCGATTCACGATCACTTAACCAAATCACCCATGGGTATATCTTTTACTTGTTGGACCAAAGTGCCAGATCAAATAACCAAACCTGGAGAAGAAGAAAAATTACATTATGATTTATATAATAGCTCTGGCGCCATTGATGGTTTTATTAATTTTACTTATGGTTTAAACCAAACCTCAGATCCAGAACGTTTGCGGCCATCGCAATCCAGATACATCAAACCCGAGGTTGGCAAGCTACTTATGTTTCCGTCCTGGATGCAACATTGTGTCTATCCTTTTTTTGGCCCAGGAGAAAGACGTACCGTGGCTGGCAATCTTAATTGTTTTAACCTAACACCCGAAGAAATACAGGAGGCTCAAAGTGGAGTTTGAAATAGGAATATATGACGATTTAACTTACGAAGAATATGCAAGCATCCCAGCTTATAGATCTCACGATCTTACCGCGGCCATTAAATGTCCGTACAGCTGGAAACATGCAAAGCCAATGCAACAGACTCCAGCTTTGCTGGAAGGTCGGGTCCAACACACCGTATTCCTGGAGCATCATAAATTTGATGATGAGTTTGTGATTCAACCAAACATTGATCGCAGAACAAAAGCAGGCAAAGAAACCTATGAAGATTTTTTAGGAACCGTCGGCAACCGCACTGTTATAACTCAAGATCTTTACGACCTTTGCATGGAGCGCCGAGGTATCATCAAAGATTACATACCCAAACCAGAACACAAAGTGGAACGTTCACTTGCTTTTATGTGGCACGGCCAACAGTTTAAATGTCGAATGGATTGGTATGACGGCCAAGATGTTTGGGATCTCAAAACATGCCGTGACGCATCACCCAGAGGTTTCAAACAAGCGATCAATAATTTTAAGTACCACATGCAGGCCGCTTTATATTTAGATGCTTGTAAGGCTTTAGATTTACCAGCAGGTACATTTAAGTTTCTGGCCCAGGCCAAAACAGATCCATACCCTTATGCGGTTTACTCCATGTCCACCGAGGCAATCGGATATGCAAGAGCCAAGAACGAACAGGCCCTTGCCATGATATTAGAGTGCGAGAAGTCTGGCGACTTTAAACCGTTTAACTTAGAGGGCCCACAGGTTGTGGAACTTGGAGATCTATATTAAAAAAAACCCTCCATTGCGGAGGGTCTTTCGGCTCTGGTTATTAGCTAAGAGTTAGACTCTTCTGGGACCTTTCTAAAATACTGCATCCCAGAAGTTTCAGCATTTAGCTTTTCACCATTGTGAATAACCGTAATGCCTTCTGTCTGTGCATCTAACATACAATCAGCACAAATGACCAGCTCACCTTTTTCGGCGTGGCCCTCGATTGTGTGTTTACATAACCAGGTATCGATAGGTATGCTACGATGAGTTTTGTATTTACCCACCTGTTGCTTACCTAACTGTTGACAGCAATCGCAGTAATCTAAAACCCTCTCCAGAGTGCTAAAGGTTACTTTTGCCATCTCACCTTTTGTTGGTTTTTCCATAAATTTTTCTCCATGAAAATGGGCGATTTCATATTCTTATAAAACCTCGACCCAAACCCATTATAACATAATGTATACATTTATGCAAATTTGTATATTTATGAAATTTTAGAAAAGGTCTTGATATAGGTTGAAAATGCGGTCTTTGTTGCACAACCAAAAGACTAATAAATATCTATCACCAGATCCTACTGGCAAACCTTTGTGTAACTGTGTAAAGCTAGGAAAGATTAAAGCATGGCCCGTTGGCAAAGGTTTGATGGCCCCATGATTATGAAACTCGGTCCCGCCGCCTTCATAATCTCCTGTGTTGAGCGGGACCACCACACTTATATCTGCACTTTCGTCGTGGTGCCAGGCTCCCTGCTTTTTATCTTTTAGGTTGTAGTTAGCAATCTGTATACTTGCTGGATCTCCACAGCTCCTCTGCCAGATTGCCATAAAGATTGGGTTTAATACTGTCTGGGCCACAAACCACATGTTCCGATAAAGCTCTGGACATTGTTGTTGCAAGACAATCTCTGGGATCTGCCGCAAAGTATCTTCGTCTTTGTTCCCCTCAAACCCTATCTCTTTTCGCATGCTATCAATCTCTTTGACCAGGAGCTTACAAAACTGCCTGCGAAATAATGGGATCTTATAAACGTCTGGATATATTTTCTTGGCCATACCATGGATTGGTGTCTTTGCCATTTTTTCTGTTCCAGCATCGGCATGGTACTTGGCCACTATGGGTATTGTTTCCTGGACCGCATCATAAGTTGCCTGGTTTATCATCCAGTGAGATTGCATGCTGAGAAGGTAGTTTTTTAGCTGATACATTAAAAATTATTTTATCATACATTTTTTAATATTTAATTGTATATTTGTGCAAAAGCGTATACAATCCCCTTCATGGAACAAGATATTAAAGACAATAAAACCAGGAAGAGTTTAGCAGTTGATGTGTCAACATACGATCTTTTGCAAAAGATTTGCGATATGGAAAGAAGATCTAAAATTGACCAGCTTAAGGTTCTTATCGAAAATGAGTATGCAAGATTAAAAAGACTTGAGGCTCATACCGAAGAAGAATACAGAGGCGTTGTTTAAACTTTAATGCTTAAAAACATCATGGCTAAAAAAACCACGCCACAATCATATAAGCCAGTGCTTGAGGCACCAGAGGTTATAGAGTTATTCAGCCGACTAACGCTACATCAACAAGCGGCGTTGTTAAGGTTGATATCTCGTAACTTAGAAGTTAAATTAAATGGACAATCTCACATGGGTTATGAGTTAGACTATGAAGTAGTTGGGGCCATGATCCAGGCAACAGAGTCACAAGATTAGTCGCGGCTAGGCATTTTTCTCATAAATTTTTCAAGCCTACCCTCCAGAACTTTAGAGCGTAGTTTGCGACAGAACGCTCTTTTACCCTAAACCAGCAATACCACTTTCCCTCATAGCGATCTCACGATCTAACTCGTCGGGTAATATTGTGGGTGATAGTGTTTGTTGAAGAGTTAAATCTGGGCCTGGCTCATTAAACAAAGGCTGGTCTATGTTCGGCATTTGGAATTGATTTAAAGATCCCTGTAAATCTTCTATGGGTTGTTCTTCTTGTAAGGGCCCGCTTGTTGGTTCAGCAACCTCCTCCTTAAGTCGCTCGTTTTGATTCCTTATGGTATCAGCAAGTTCAGTTACTCCCTCGGTCCCGC